ATAAGAATATTCCATGGTAATCATGGTCAACAGTCTGGTCTTAACTATGTTGAACTTAGTGGAGCAATCTCTGAGGTTGCAAATACTACTGTCAATGTGGGAGCTGGTTTGAGTACTACTGCTACTTCTGTAACTGTTGCTGATGCATCTCAGTTCCACACAACTATAGGTGGTTCTGCTGTTGGTAGTTCAAATACTGGATTTATAAGGGTCGTAGGTACACAAGAGGATGGTAGTGGTGATGAGATCATTGCATACGATAGTATTGCAGGTAATGTCATTAACTTCAATTCAACTGGTAGAAAATATTCAGGATCTTCAGGATCCTCCACTGGATTAGCACATGCTGATGGTGCAGTGGTAGAATGCTATAACCTATGCGGTATACCTCTTACATTAATCAACACAACACATAACAGTACAACTGGTGGTGTGATTTCAATCAATAGTCCTCATAGTTACAACTTGAAGATTACTAATAAGAATGCTGGTAAGAGTATTAACTGTGGAGGTCCTAACCTCACAGTATCCCAGAACGTACCATGGGATGTCCTTACACCACAGATACAAAGTCAGGTAGAACCTATGACAAGCATTGTTGCTAGAGTCAAGGGTACTAGTGGAACCTCATGTGGTCCTTTCCCAGTTGGCGAGAGTGCAGAAACATCATTTACTAAGGACAGCAACTGGCAAGACATTACTATTGCTGAGGAGAACTACTTCCCAGACACTAAGATCATTGCTAACCAGTTGAATGAGATTAATAGAATGAGTAGTGCTAAATCATTTACTATGGAACTTAACCTCAGTACTGAGGTAACTCACCTATCTCCTGTCATTGATCTAACTCAGTGTGCTATTATTACTACTGCGAACCAGTATAATAACATCGAACCTACTTCAGGTATTGGTGGAGAGTGTGCTGCTAACTATATTACTAAGGTGGCAAGACTAGAGAAGAGTGCTAGTGGTATCAAGGTCATGCTTGCTGCTAATACATTCAATCAATCCAAGATCGTAGTGATGTACAAGTTGGTTCCAGTTGGTTTTGCAGGTAACCTTGATGATCTAGAATTCACATTCTTTAACAGCACAGGTAGACCAGATAGCGGTGAGTTAGTTCCTCAGAACGACTTAACCACATTTACTGACTATGAGTTCACTGTTGAGGACACTGATGACTTCGATGCATTCCAGATCAAAATCAGTCTGCTCAGTTGGAGGCAACCATACATACCTAGAGTAAAAGACTTTAGAGCGATAGCGTTGGCATAATGGACAAAGATATAATTGAACTGATCCCTGTCGAAGGACATAACCAACTTGGTAGGGATCCAAATTCTAATGCAATTGTGAATACTGACTTAACTGCGTACGAGTCTTATAAGAAAGCACGTGCAGAAGCTAAGCGAAAAGCAACAGAAATGGAGGATTTGAAGGGTGAAGTTGCCGAATTGAAGAGTCTTGTGAAGAGGTTGATTGAGAAAGAAGATAAATAAAGTTAAGCTAAATAATATAGTTGTAAAAGAATGGCTAGTGCTGTATCCAATTTACTGATATATCAGGGTTCTGACTTCATCATCGACTTCACTATTGAAAACGATAATGGGACAGTATTCAATTTGACTGGATATACAGTAGCATGTAAAATCAAAAAGCATTACACAAGTAGTACGTCCACTACTGTAACTGCTGCAGTTCTTTCACCTGCAACCAGTGGGCAGATTCAATTATCTCTCACAAACGGACAAACGGCCGCAATGAAGTCAGGTCGTTATGTATATGATGTCGTTATCACAGCAACGTCTGGTGTAAAATCCAGAGTGCTGGAAGGTTCTGTCAGCGTACTTGAGGGGGTAACTATCTAATGGCAAGACTAAGATTTGGAGATCAATCAGTTCCAAGAGTAACACGAGTCGCCACAGGTGGTGGTGGAGGTACTATTGGAGGAATGTCTGATGTAGATCTTACAGACGTATCTCAAGGAGGACTAGCCGACGGTTCAGTGCTAGTGTATTCTGCTGCAGACACAAAATTTGTTCCAACGAACGTATTAAACAACATCACTATCAATGGGGGTAGCTTCTGATGGCTTCAAATATACTCATAAAAAGGAGTACTGGTTCAACCGCACCAGGCAGTATTACTTACGGTGAATTAGCCGTAACAACAGGTGCTAATGGTACCCAAGCAAACGCAGGTGACCGTGTATTTGTCGGAGACAATAACGGTGCTGCTCAGGTTGTGGGTGGTAGATACTTCACAGATCTACTAGATCATGTCCATGGAACTATTACCGCAAGTTCTGCTGTACTTCTAGACAGCAACTTAAAAGTTGATAACTGGAATGTTGATGACATTAACCTAAATGCTAACGTCATTACTACTTCCACAACTGACTCTGACCTTGTTTTCCGTGCAAATGGCACAGGTAAACTGGTAATTGAAGATGGTCAGGAACTAGAATTTGGAACTACAGGTGATGTAGAATTTGTATTTAACGACTCTGATGCTGTTGTAGACATCAAGCGTGTAGCAGGTACCCCCGACTTGCGTATCGCTGATGACATGAAGCTTCACTTCGGTAATACAAAGGATGCTTCCATATACTATGATGAGACAACTTCTGACAAAATCCAAGTAGAGGGTGCAGATTGGAACTATGCTGTCGGTGTTACTGCAAGTTATGCAGATACAACTGATGCTTCCAACGTAGCAACTGCATCTGTAACCTTTGCTGGTGGTATTGGTATTTCAGCAACCACATGGACTAAAGACCTTAAGGTTGATGACAACACAACTCTTGGTACTGCTAATACAGACATATTGACTGTTAATGCAACAACTACCTTTCAGAATGGTGTAACCTTTAATGGTCAAACAAATATCTCTGGTAGCACACAGCAGACTGGTGATATTCAGATTGATAACCTTAAGTTAGATGGTAACACACTATCTACTATTAATAGTATACAAGAATTGATTATTGACCCATTTCCTGCAGGTGGAGACGCTGATGGATTGGTCATAATTAAAGGTGACCTTCAAATTGATGGTACAACAACGACTGTTAACAGTGCTTCAATGTCTGTTAATGATCCTACCATTGAGTTGGCTGATCCTACTACACCTGTCACAGTTAAAACTCTTGCTACCTTTGCAGGTAACGCAACAGTTGATGTTATACTTGACACTGTAGAGCAATTACAAGTAGGTAATTCAATTACTGGTACTGGTATTCCTGGTGGAACTACAATCTCTGCTATCAATACAGGTACAAAAACTATTACACTTAGTGCAGCAATTACTGCTGACCAAGTTGTAGGTGCTACCCTAGTATCAGTTAGGGGTGCTGATGATGCAATGGATCGTGGTGTTAAAATCCACTACAATGCTTCTGGAACTAATAAGTTTGGTTTCTTTGGTTATGACCGTACAGGTGGTAACGATGGAGCAGGTGCATGGACATTCATTGAAGATGCAACTGACACTGGAACAGTTTTCGGTGTAACTGGAAACCGTGGTACAGTTGTATTGGGTGATCTTGAATTAGATACCGACCTCGCAGTTCAATACGGTGGTTCTGGTGCTAGTTCATTTAATACAAATGGTATCATCTATGGTAATGGCACAGGTGCCTTACAAGTAACTGAGGCTGCTAATATGGCATCTCCTGGTACTACACCTGACATGGCCGAATCTTATCAAATTTTAACCGTAACCTCTGGTGGTGTTCCCGTATGGACGAACACGATCGACGGGGGTACCTTTTAGATTAAATTAAAATGAACGCACAAATTGTTATTTCTAGATTACAAAGAAAAGTATCTGAATTGACCCTTATTAACGTGATGCTGGAAGCACAGATTGAAGACCTGCAAACCCAGTTAAATAGTATAAACGAACAACCTAGTGATGCTCAAGTAGATGGCAACGAGAATCAAACTCAAGAGATCGACAACAGCGACGACAGTCCCGACGACTTCTAATTTAGAAGACGGTGAAGTCGCGGTTAATATAGCCGATCAAAAATTATACGCCAGAAATGGTGCAGCGATAGTCGAAATTGCGAACCAGAAACCGAATGTCGGTGAGGTGACTACTGCTATGTTGGCAACGGACATTACGAACGGTGCTGGTAACACATGGTTCGTTAACAAGTCTGGTTCTGACGTTACTACATTATCAAACTCTGGTGCGAATGGTAAGCATTCAGATTCTTCGTTCCTTACAATCGCTAAAGCACTTACTGTAGCACAGTCTGGAGACACTATATTAGTGGGTGTTGGAGAGTTCCAAGAAGTATTTCCCCTAGCAATTCCTGATGGTGTAACTCTACGTGGTACTAATCTACGTTCAACTCAAATAACTCCTACATCTGGAACTAAAACTAATAACGCAATGACGTTATCAGGAGATTGCCACGTCTCTGATATTACAATTAAAGGTTTTGAATACGCTAGTGGTGCCGATACAGGATATGCATTCGTTCTAGTATCAACAGTTAATTCAGAAAAAAGTCCATATATTGAAAGAGTAACAGTAGCAACTAAAGGTAGTGTAACTTCTGCATCAGATCCCTATGGATTTAACCAAGGAGATGCAGGACGTGGTGCTAAATTAGATGGTGCATTAATAAATTCTGCTTCACAGCATGCTGCAGTGCTCTTTAACGAGTGTACTTTCATCACACCTAACCAAGTTGGTCTTTTACTGACTAATGGTATTCGTTGTGAGTGGTTAAATTGCTTTAACTATTTTGCATCTATTGGTATACAAGGTATCCAAGGTGCTACAGGTAAGTATGGAGCAGGTCAAACAAGATTAAAACTAGGTGGTACAAGTGGTACTTTCTCTGCTGCTGAGGTAATATATCAGTTAGAGGATGGTTTCCAGTCAGGTACATATACTAGATCAGGAACTACTGTCACTCTAACAAGAACTGGACACGGTTTAGTCACTAACGACTACATCTATGCAGACTTTATCAGTGGTGGTGCTACAGATAACTTCTATCAAGTTACTAAAGTAGACAATAACGTTGTTACATTTAGTGATAGTGCATCTGGAACTATAGCAGCTGGTAACGTAACTTATAAGAAAGCAGTTGGTCGTGGTGTTATTGCTTCTAATGATGGTACTTACCTCTATGTTAATGGTAAGGGAAGTGGGATATTCACAACTGCACTCAAACCAGTAAAGGTATTAAGTAGATTTGGTGACACCCAAATTGACACTGCACAAAAGAAATTTGGTTCAGGTTCACTACTACTTGACGGTACGCAAGATAATTTAAAAGTTCCTGACGATACAGACTTCGGATTTGGTACTGCAAACTTCTGTCTAGAGGCATTCATACGTCCAGCTAGTGTTACTGGCATACAGCATATATTTGACCTCAGAAACGCTTCTGCTACAGACACAGCAGGTAAACTTTACTTAAATGGTACTGCACTACATTACGGTGTAGGTAACGCATCTACTCGTACTGGTGGTACTCTATCTACAGGTACATGGTATCATGTTGCTGTTGCAAGAAATGCTGGAACTACTAAGTTATTCTTAGATGGTGTAGAATTAGCAACTGGTGCTGATACAAATGACTATGGAACTACAAAACCTGTTGTCATAGGTTCAGACTATCAGGCATCTCCAGCTGAAGCATTTAATGGACATATTGATGAGGTAAGAATTAGTAAGGGTGCTGCTAGATTTACTGGTGCATTTACTCCCACTACAGGTGCATACGTTTCAGATAATAATACTGTACTACTATTACATGCTAATGGTGACGATGCTTCAACAACATTCACTGATGAATCTGGTGGAACATCTGATATTAGATCAAATGGTGGAGACAGTGCTACTCAGGTAACAACTGCTGACTACTCTGCATTTGGTGCTGAGTTGCGTTCAGTTGCTTCTGCATGTGTATATGGTAGTAAAGGTGTACAGGCAGATGGATCTGGTGTAAAACTCTTATTGACTGCACATAACTTTGCTTATGTTGGTGCTAATGCTGACTATACCAATGACCCCTCACTTGCTATTCAGGCAAACGAAGTAGAAGAACTGAATAGTGGTAAAGTATTATACTCATCAACTGACCAAGACGGTGACTTCCGTGTTGGTGATGCTTTCACAGTTGATCAAGCAACTGGTAACGTTCAGTTCCAAGCAACATCTACCGCCCAGTCTGCTGCCAACATCACCTTGAGTGATGGAACTGGTACTACTAACATCTATCCTGCATACGTTGAAACAGGTAACTTACGATTAGCAGGTAATAGTCTTACATCTACGTCAGGTAAGATCATCCTCGACCCTGCAGGTGACGAAGATATTCAGCTAAATGGTCAGGTTATTGCTCCAGAAAATATCTACTTTGCTTCAAATAGACTAGCATCTTTCCTAGGTACTGGTAACTCTTCTGTTGCGTTCACAGTTGGTACTTATGCACAAGCAGGTTTCTCCTCTTTTGGTATCTTCTCGAATAAGAACTTTGGTGTTAACAAGAAATCTCTTAACGAAACCACTGGTGTTACAATCACCAACGAAGGTTCAGGTTATACACCAGGTGCATATAGTGCTGCAACCTTATCAAACCCAGATCTAGTTACTACAGCAACTGCAACCCTTGCAACTGATGGTTTAATTGGTACTATTACCATCACTAATGCAGGTTCTTTATATACTACATCTCCTACTGTAACCGCATCCCCTACACCATCATCAGGTATCACAACCTTCCTAACTTCTCTAGAGAGTGGTGGTAAGGTAGCAATCATTGCTGTACCAGGTGGATCAGGTGGATCAGGATACACATCACCTACAGGAATATTTACTGCACCTCCTAACAGAGAATTTGATGCTAATACTTCTATTGCTAACAACGCTATAACATTTACTAATACATTCCTAAGCAATGGTGACAAATGTGTTTACGATAATAATGGTAATAGTGACTTAACTAACCTTACTAATGGTTCAACATATTATGTTGTAAATAGAGACGCAGTAAATCATACTATTCAACTTGCTGCAACTTCAGGTGGTACTCCAATCGTTCTAAGTGCAACTGGTGCACAGGAAATGCATATCATCAGAGGTTTCACTGCTACTACTGGTGCAGTAACTGTAGCTGCTGGTGTCATCACTGCTGTTGCTATAGCAGATCCTGGTTCAGGATACACCGTGGGTGCTTCTCCTACTCTTACTATGAGTGAGGATGGTGGAGCAGGAGTTACAGCTGCGACATTTACAATCACACTTGGTTCTCCAATTTCTGCGGTCACCACTACAGGTGATGGTGTGTACGCTTCAATACCTACACTTACTGTTACTAATGACAGTAATGACACCACAGGATCTGGTGCTGTACTTACCGTTTCTAATTTAACATACGCTATTGCTTCCCTAACCATTAATAATGGTGGTTATGGATATTCATCTACTCCACAAGTAAGTTTTAGTGGTGGTAATGCAACTAACGATGCTGTTGCTACTGCTGTTCTAGACACTGAATTAGGACAAGTATCAGAAATTACTTTATCACAAGGTGGTGAAGGATATGATTCAGTTCCTACCGTTGTTATATCTGGTGGATCTGGTACAGGTGCTAATCTAGCTTTAACAGTCTTACCTATCGGTGGTACAATAACATCTGCAGGATCTGGATACGTAGCTGGAACTTATGCTAACGTTTCATTCACATCGACTACAGGTAGTGGTGTAAATGCTGCTGCAACATTCACAGTTCGAGGATTATTTGGTACTATCACAGCAGGTAGTGGAGGTACAGCTGGTGAGTATATGCAGATTGACGTTGTTAATAACAATCCTGCAGCGACATACACAGTCACCACTGTCAATAAATTACAGTTACCTTCTACTGTTAGTGGAATAACAGGAAGCGTAACCGTCGGTGCTACTGCCACAGGTGCAACATCTGGTGCAACTGGTGTCGTAAGTTATGTTGGTGCTGCAGCTGCAGGTACTGACAGTATGGTATTCCTAAACTTCCCTGTCACTTCAGGTACATTCCAAGATAACGAAGTAGTTAACTTCTCTAGTGGTGGTAGTTTGACAACTAGTGGAGATCCAGCTGCAAGAGGAAGATATTTCATAGACGGAACTGAGGCAGCAAGTCTTACTATGGTTCAGGGTAATACATATCGTTTTGATATGTCTGATACCAGTAACAACGGTCATCCACTTGTTATGGATGGTACATCTCAGGCTGCTACAACAGAATTTCAAACAGTAACATACGGAACTGCTGGTCAAGCAGGTTCTTTCGTAGACATAGTTGTTAAACCTAGTGCAACTATAGGTAACACTGCATACTACGAGTGTTCTACACACGGTCGTGTTATGTCGGCAAATGCCTTAATTAACGTTACTGCAGGTGCTGCTGGTGAATATGGGCATGGTGCTCAAATGGATATTACCGTAGCAAGTGGTGGAGTCACTGTAGCAACCTTTGCAACAGGTATGCAAGGTAGTGATTATAAAGTGGGTGACGTTCTTAGGGTAACAGCCACTTCTCTTATTGGTGATACCTCAGGGTTCTTATATACAATCACTGGTAATGACACTGGTATCTTTAGTATAACTGAGATACAGGCATCTGGTTCAGGTTATGCTGTTGGAGATCAACTTAGTGTTGATGACGCAGACGTTGGTAATGCAGGTGGTTCTGGTTTCGTATTTAACGTAACTAAAGCAGGTTATGTATCTTCTGCTCTTGTTAGTGCAGGTGGTGGTGGAGCAGGTTTCTTTAGTGGACAAACTCTAGTATTTGATAGTCTACAGTTTGCAGGTATGGGTGATGGTGGATCAGGTTTTGCTATGACAGCAAATACTATTGACACTACTGGTATCACAACTATCTCTGGTGATGGTTCATTAACCTCAGCAAAATATGCATTCTCAACTGCAGGCGATCTAACAATTGGTATCGGTGGTTCTACCACAACAAGTATTTCTGCAGACACTGTTACAACCACAAATGGAAACTTTACTGGTAATATGGTCATCGGAACCAACGCTACTGTTGGTGGAACCTTTGGTGTTAATGGTATATCAACCTTCACAGATAATATTACAGCTAATGGTCTAGACAACCACATCTTAAATGGTAAGATTGGTATCCAGAATGGTACTAATACCGTTCCTTCAGTTTACCTAGCAGCTGACACTACTACTGGTTTCTACAGATCATCTGCTAATGAGATAAGCATCACACATAACGGTACACAAAAGCATGTATTCTCGCCATTGAGTATACAAACTGCAGGTGATATCATTGCTGATAGCACTATTGGTAATGCTGCTCCATTCTTTAAGGTAGATTCTACTAACGAAACTCTAACTGTTGGTACTGCAAACTCTGGACTTCAACTTAACAACGCTGCTGTACTGACTGCTGCAGGTCAAGATGCTGACATTCCTGTAACCATCACTCCTAAAGGTGAAGGTGACATGATCATCACTGGTGGAACTAATAGAGACTTTGTAGTTAATGATGGTGTTGTTGGGCAAGACAAATTAAAATTAGACACTCAGACTGGTGATGCAGAATTAACTGGTACTTTAAAAGTTGATGAGAAACTTAAGTTTGTAACATCTGCTATTGAAAACGCAGACATTGGTGGTACTAACTCTTTCGGTGAGATAGTCACAGTTGGTATTACTGGTACAGGATCAGGTTACACTGATGGTTCTTACACTGCATGTACTGTAACCGCAACGACTGGTGTTGGTTCAGGAGCAACCTTTGATGTCACAGTATCTGGTGGTGCGATTACTGCTGCAACAGTAACGACTGCTGCTAGAGGTTACAACTATTATGTTGGAGAAGAGATCACACTTAATCCTGCTACGATTGGTGGTGGAACTGGAAACACTATTACTATTCTTGACACACAAGGTCAAGGTTTAACATTAAAACCAGGCGGTGGTAAGAGTGTACTCGTCAAGACAACTGGATCACTTATTATTCCATCTGGTACTACAAACCAACGTCCACTCTCTAATGACAGATTAACTGGTGCGATAAGATTTAATAATACTCAGTTACAGTTCGAGGGATATAATGGAACTGACTTTGTATCTCTTGGTGGTGTTCGTGACGTTGACCAAGATACTTACATATTAACTGAAGCATCTCCTGGTTCTGATGAAGATACATTTGAGTTCTATGCTGCAGGTATTAATAATCTTTCATTAACCAACACTACCCTAACGTTCAAACCGAACATGACGGGTACAAAGTATGATACATCTCACCTTACTACAATTGATGGTGGGTACTCACTTAAAGGAACAGTCTTCGATACTAACCCATTCAATGTTCTTGTAGGTGCACAAAATATTGTATCTGTAAGAGCGAAGAAAGACCTTGAAGTTTCTGGTGGTCTAAGACTACGTAGTGTACCTGCTCAGGGTGTCGTTGCTACATTAGATGCAGCAACCCTAACACAGGTTGCAACATCATATACTGCATCCACAACCTTTAATGCAGTTCCCACAACAGCATCTGTTGAAGGTATTGGAGCAACATTAACGGTTACTACTGACGGTAACGGAACTGTGACTACAGTTACTATTGCCTCTGGTGGTACTTTCTATGAAGCAGCATCATCTCCTTCAGCTGGAGACGGTGAAACATTAACAATAGCAGGTACTGCTCTTGGTGGATTAACTCCATCTCAAGATGTAACAATCAAGGTAGATACTATTTCTAGTCCTTCTACCCCATATGCTCGTAATGATATCCTCCTTCAGGACTACATTACCAGATTAGATAATAAAGCATTTATTTCATTAGATTCTAACGCATCAGAATGTAAGTGGAAAATTAATAGAGGATGGAACGGTGGTTCAGAAAGCTACCTAACAGTATTTGATTCCACTGCTGATTTCGTAGAACTAGATGACTGTAGAGTAGAGGGTGGTCAAATGACTACGTTTACTTCTAACTCATCTATCACACAGTTTGATAAGACAGCATACAAAGGAGCGAAAACTCTCATTACTATTGAAAGTGATGATGGAAAGGTTCACATGCTTGAAGTAACTGCTATCTGTAGTGCATCTGGAACTACAGCACATGCTACGGTTACTAACTCAATAACTTCTGATAACGATCTTGTAGATGCAACTGTTGCTGTTGCTGCTAACAACATCAATATTAGTTTGAATAAATCATCCGCAGCCACATCCTCAACCTCATTTACTGGTAGATTTACGACTACCAAAGTTAAGGTATAAATAAACCATAGGTAATCTAGAGTCATGCCAGTTAAAAATTTCGCATCCATAGGGGGATTTGCAGTAGGTTCTACTGAAGTCTTTAATACGGAGTACGCATTGAAGAATGTCAGTGCGATACATATGACTAGTAATAATTTTACTGACGCTACTCATGATAAGTACCTAACTAAGAGAGTTACAGATGCTGCTAACAATACACTACAGTTGACGTTAGATGGCACAACTGCTCTTACAACCAATACCCCTCCACTTGCTGCGGATAGGGTATCCTTTATCAGAGCAAGGGTTTTTGGACAGGAAACTACCAACAACCAGTATGTTTATGCAACAAGTTTTGATGTAATCGTGACCACTGCTAATGATGGAACGCCAACAGTATCAGCGACACACGAAAACATTATTAAAAATAATCCTCCTGGGCAAGAGGATTGGGTAGTAACACCTGATGCCTTCCTAATAGGAGGAGCTCCATATTTTACATTTGAGGTAAAATCCGTGACAACCAATTCTATTGTTAAATGGATTGGCATTTTAGATATCACAGTCGTATCATAATAGTTGGGAACTAATGGCTCTTAAGATTAATTCTGACCAACAGAGAATATCAGCATCGGGGAATACCCCCACAGGTAATTGGATAAACGCTACTTACAGTAGGACTGTGACTGGTATGGTCAACATCCTGTCTGTTGCACATGGGTTTATTGGAAGTGATAAGTTGTATATCGACTTCACTTCTGGTGGAGAAACGGATGGAACTTATACTGTCACGAAGGTAGATGACGATAATTTACAATATCAGAGTACAAATTTAGGTGTCATAACTGCTGGTAATACTCTAGCGTACAAAAGAGTAAGATCTTTAAGTATTCAGGGTGACGAGACCATTGAAATGTCAGTGGGTACTGGTGCAAATGAGAAGGATGCACTTACCGTCAACCTAAATGCACAAAATAATATACGTATTGGTGTTAATACTACCGATCCTCTATACGAATTAGATGTTGAAGGACAGATAAGAACCACTCGTTCTATCATTTCTGATACTGCACAGGTTGTTAACTTAGATATTCAGACGATTATCAACCCTGCACTGGATCTTCGTGGTCCTAATTTAATAAATTACGAAGATACAGACGTAACAAGTCCTACTTTTGGTACGACTTTTTACCCAACTGCCGATACTCCACCTCTAACTGACCAGTCCAGAAGACTTGCAACCACTGACTTTGTATATAAAGTTGCTACTAATGACACTGGTGGTCGTGTTTATGTGTCTGCAACCATCGGTAATGACGAAAATGATGGTCGTTCAGCTGCAAGACCAGTAAAAACAGTTAAAAAAGCAGCACAGATTGCCTATACATTACAAAAAGCAACCCCAGATCCTAGTGATGAATACGTTTCATTGATCGTATCTGGTGGTGAATACCTTGAAGACAACCCAATTTCACTTCCTAGGAACTGTTCACTAATCGGTGACAACCTACGTCGTGTTGTTATGCGACCAGCTAACCAAGATCGTCACATGGTTAAAGCGTCTAACGAGACGTATGTGTTCGGTGTTGTATTCAGAGACGCACTACAAAACCCATCAGACCCACAAAGTACTGTAATCCATACTTGGAAGTATGCATTTGTGTTTGATGACAAGCAGAGATTATACTACGAACCAGAACTTCAGCAGATACCTGCTATTCCTGGTGATAAGTTCCGTGGTGATAACCTTTTCAATATTACTTTTAATAACCATACAGGTAACAATACTACTCTCGTAGTTGGTTATTTTGTACAAGGTGGATCATCAGGAACACTAGGTACAATTCAATCTATTACTTTCACAGGTCCTGATGCATCTCCATACTCAACTGGTAGTATAACGATATTAATTACATCAGGTGTTAACGATGTATTCCAAGACGCTGAAAAAGTATTCTATGATGCTGTGGCAGCAAATATCATTACTGATATTAATAATGCTAGTGTATCAAACCGCTTTGACGTAGCAGATGCTGAATCATTAAGACCTGAACTAGAAACTATATCTAACCAGATCTATCAGCACACAGTTAATTCCGAAAGATTTTTTGAAGCATTCTCTGGTGACGCAACCAAGGTCAACCTAACAACAGATCGTATCACAGTTCCTAATCATTATTTTGAGACTGGTTCTGCTGTTTACTACCAAAAGGATGAAGCAACTGTCCTTGCTGGTTTAGCTGACACTACTGTATACTATGTCAGAGTTATTGATTCAAACACGATTGAACTTTATGATAACTATACAAATTCTGTAGCGACTACTACAACTACAGGTAGAAAAGACATTACCTCAGTATCTACAGATACAAAACTTCACTTGTTTACTTGTGGTAATGTAATGCCAGAAAGTAACAATATCAGAATTCCAACACACCAATATGCAACTGGTGATGGTGTAGTGTACCGTTCAGGTGCAATGGGTGGTATTGATGGTCTTGTAAGTGGAACTTCATATTATGTCTACAGAGAAAATAAAGATTGGATCAGACTTGCATCATCTGCTGCTAACGCAGTACAAAAAGATGCACAGGGTAACGATGATCCTGTAACTCTTCCTATCAATAGCACTGGTACTGGTTATCAGAGATTTGAACTTGCAGCAAATCTTCTATCAGTTGGTACTATAGACACTACTATTGCAACACAGCAAACCTACAGAGGTCCTATCTTAACTCTTGCTGGTACTGAATACCATGACTATGAGGTAGGACAGGAAGTTCATCTATATGGTTTCCAAAGTTCTGCTATTAACTTTGGTTCTTCCACTAACACTTCTTGGTCTTTATCAAGTGGTGTAGTTACTGTTACCATCTCAAGCGTAGATAACACTCTCACAAGTGGGCATTTTAGTAACTGGATGACACTAACAGAATGTGGTCTCACATTTAACTTTAGTGGAACTGGATCTGAAGCATTAAGCAAGACATATCATATTGATCAATTTGATCTTGGATCTGGTACTCCATCTCTACCTGGCAACACTGCATTGGGTATGGGTTATGCTAGGTACAATAGTTCTAGTACAACTATCACTTTCGTATTAAAGACAGCAAATATACAATCAACATCTAATACTGCCACTGCAACTGGATCTACAGTCAGTGTCTTGGATAACGTTGCTGACCTTAATGGACGTAAGTACATCACACACCGTATTGAACGTGCTGATGGATACTCCCTACAGTTTGTTATAAGAGCTGCTATCAGTGTATTTTCTGCTTCGCTTAACCCAACTGGTAACCAGACAGTTATCTCATCTAGTAACTATGTTCTAGCATCCTTAAGAAACTCTCCTTATGGATTTACCAAGATCTCTCAGACTGACAGATATAGAGATGGTGCTGAATCTATTAAGAGAAACCAAGAATTTATTGCAGAAGAAGCATACGGTTATGTTAAGTCACATTATGAACAGTCTGGTACTAGAAGCAGTACGCTTGTAATAGGACCTACAACATTCAATGCTTTAGGAGATACCTTTACACATCCTATCAGTGAGTGGACACTAACCTACAATTACCTTAAGGTTAAGGTCAATACTGGTCACAACTTAAGCAAAGGATTTAGAAATCATAACCACATATACAATGGTGGTACAGCATCTAATGCTATTACAATTACACAAGGTAGTGTTCAGAAAGATGTAACTGATGCAACATACAATCCTGTAACAGGAGATCTAGTATTAACAATTGGTGCTCACGCCTATACAACTGCTAATACACTGGTTATTGCTAATGGTGCTATTAGTTTCACATGCTCTAGAGACAACCACGCAACATCTCATACCTATCCAAGAGCAACAGATCCTGCATACGGTGCTACTCTACCAATCACAGCAGTAGATGCTGCAGGTACAGTTACAGTCAACGTTGGTGTTTCTGCGGGTGTCACAATTTCAGGTAGTTCTACTGCTGGTATCAATGGTACTTGGGCAATCTCTGACGTATATGATCATAGAGAATTTACACTAGACATTGGTGAAAACACTATCTCTACTGGAACTACTGGTACTGATGGTTCATTCAATGATATAAGAAAACCATATAGAACTCCAAATACATTCCCTGTCAGCAACAAGCAAGGTGATGGTGCAGACTTAATTGCTAATAACGCTGAATTAATTGCTGAAGTAGCAGTTAAGAAGATGCTTGCTGCCAACGCAGGATATACTCCTACAGGCGGTACTTCAGCATGTACTGATGACCTTAAGGACTTCTTACAGAAATCACTTTACCATAACCTCAAATGGGGTGGTAATGACAGAGTATATGATGCTGCAAACTACTACATTCATTATGTAAGCACAGGTAATAAGGATAGATACGCCGAAGCATTTAACTATGCTAAAGAATATTGCATGAAGGTTATCCGTAACCTACCAATACTAAGGCATCCTCATACTCTTGCACCTCAGTACTACGATACTAGCATCACCCTAGACAGAGCTGTCTATGGTACAGTTCCTAACCTAACTCAAGATGCAGCAAACTTATTGAATGCTAACAACAAGTTTATCTCTGAGGAATCTGTAGAGCGTTTCATTTCAAAACTAACAGACGTTGCTGTTGATGCAGTCAATGGAAATGAGATCACTATCAATGCTCTAAACGGAACAACTCCAACAAACACAAATCCTCATACATTCCAAGGTGTAGCTACATATCAGTTCACACCAACTGGAGGATCATACGATCCGTTAACTGGATATATGACTTTAACTATGAATGGTCACCCATTTGTAGATGGAGATAAAGTTCAGTTTGCTGCAAATTCTATTAAGTTCACATGTGACTTAGATGGCGATGCATCTATCAAGTCATATCCTCGTACTACAGACCCATGGTATAACAAGTGGATCGGTGTACAGAAGGTAGACGCAAATAATATTAAAGTTAACGTAGGTCCCGCTAAGACTGACGTTACCAATCACACATGGTCAAGTGCTACAACTAATGCGGTATCAAGAGCAGTTGTTTACAATGACACTGGATTTACACAGCATACTGTAACTGGTGCTAACTACGAACCAATCACAGGTATACTAACTCTTACAATTCCTAATCATGGATTTACTATAGGAGAGAAGGTACAGGTTGCACAGGATTCATTGACATTCACTTGTTCAATGGATGACAACTTCTCCAAGCACACATATCCAAGAGCAACAGATCCAGCACTTAATGTTTGGAAGAGTGTTACTAACGTTACACAAAATACTTTCGATATTAACGTAGGAACTACACCTCCTGTCACTTTCACTCCTACAAACGCTACATATACGCCTACAACAGGTCTTATGGAGTTGACTATAGGTAATCACACTCTTGAAGCTCCTACTAGTCATACAGTCACAGACGCATCATTAGACACTAGCACTGGTATCTTTACTGTAACTATTAATAATCATGGTTTCCAAGAAGGAGACAAGATTAATGTTGCACAAGGCAGTATTCAAATGTCTTGTGGATATAGTGGTGGTGGTAATGAATCTTATCCTAAGGCAGGTCAATATGCTGATGGTAAGTGGTTAAACATCTGGGGAGTTACTCAGAACACATTTAGTTTCGACTGTACTGGTGGTGTAGCGGTATCCGTTAGTGATGCTCATACATTTGTATCTGCGACAACTCTTGGTTTGAAGCATGTTAAGGAGCATATCAAACTTACAACAGGTGCGGTTACATTCAAGTGTGCTGCTGATGGTAATTCAACTGATCATGCATATCCAAGATCAATCGTAGATTCACATACTGCAACAACTGGTACAACATATGATCCTAATACAGGTATCATGAAGATTACCACAACTGCTGCTCATGGTATGAGAAATGGAGATTGGGTAAAACTTTCTGAAGGTTCTATTTCATTCAGTTGTGGATATAATGGTGCAACTGGTTCAGCTGCTATCAAGGCATATCCAAGATCATCTGATCCTATCTACAACCAGTGGCAGAAAGTTTTCAACGTAACCTCATCAACATTTGATCTTCAGGTTCTTGACAGTATTCCTTCTACTAATACTGATACACATACATTCGTATCTGCAACATCTAATGGTATTCAACAGAAGAGAGATAAGACATACAATACTTCAGTTCCTATCGTAGCAATATCTGGTACTTCAATTACTATTGACGTTGGTATTTCATCCAACACTACTGCACACGTTTATCAGTCTGCACTTAACAACTCAGTTATTACTGGTGGTAACTACAGTCACACATTCATTAGTGCAACAACTAATGGTATTAAGAGAGCAACTGCATCCACAATTAATAACTACGTACCTTCTTCAGGAACATATAATCCTACAACTGGTGCTCTTGTATTAAATATCGGTGCCAACGATCTTTCAGCACCTCAAACTTATACTTCCACTAATGGTGTGTACAACCCAACAACGGGTATAATGACAGTCACTGTTGCCAATCACGGGTTCCAACCAGGTGATAAGGTTAAGTTTGCTGTAGGTGCAATAAGCTTTAGTTGTACTTATGGTAGTGGTGGCACAACTGCATATCCTAGATCATCAGATCCAATTGCTGAAAAGTGGGTTAATTGTTTTAACATCACTACAAATACATTTGATGTACAAACATTAGATACTACTCCATCAACAAACACAAATCCTCATACCTACGTCAGTTCTGCTGCTAATGGTATCAGTCATGCTAAGTCTACAATTAAGATTGCAGTAGAAGCATTAGAGTTGAGTTGTACTTATGGAGATCAGAGTACTAAGAAATATCCTCGTGCAACTGACCCAATAGCAAATCCAAGATTTACTATACCTAACCACAATCAAGATTGTAAGGATGACGTATCTGATGTTCTAAGAGCAGTAGCATACAACCTTACTAACGGTGGTAACGATGCTGTCTATGACCATGCAGGTTACTTTGTCGGCACTCCACACGTAGATGGTGAAGAATTCCAAGCACGTGCTGTTATGGAACTTGCTAGTGATATCTCACAAGAAGTTCTTGCTAATGAAACAGTTAACATTAAAGGTTGGCATGGTGTAGATCAGACTAAGGATCTCACAATTACAGTAGAACCTGGTGGTTGTGCTTCTGTCAAATCTACATGCGACACTCTATTCTCTATAGTTGAACAAGCAATCGTTACTGATAGTCTTGCTCATGCTACAGATACAGCAGCGTCTACTCCAACATGTGCTGATGTAGCATCTTCTGTCACAACATTCTTCGATATTATTACAACTGTAATCGGTACTGAAGCTGGTGGATATGGATCTCTTCCAACCACAAGAACAGTTTCAGTTGGCGATCAGCAGTGTATTGATGACATTCTTCATGTCGTTAGAGCATTCCAGTATGACCTCAGATACACTGGTAACTCTAAGATAGTTGAAGCTGCTAACAAATATATCTCAAGTGGTGCAATCGTACACATCACTGAGGAGATAGATTATACTCGTGCGATCTATGCATACGCAAAAGAGTTATGTATCAAAGCAATAAGAAATGATCTAGAGGCTGGTTTCTTCTCATTGATTGCTCCAATATCTAATGGTTCTATCACTGTAGATTCAGCGAAACCTGAGTGTGCTAACGTTGTATCTGCGTTGACTACTAACTGGGGTATATTAGATAACGTATTGTCAAGTGGTACTGCATACAGTGGAACTACAACAGTTCCTGATCCACTCATTCAGGAACAGGATGCTGCTAAGTATAGTTTCCCACTACTTAATATTTTCTTAGATCTTCCAGTTATTGAAGCATCTCCTTACATTCAGAACTCTTCACTTATATCATTCCTTGGTGGTTCTGGTTGTGACATTGACGGTGCTAAGGTTGCTACACCTAACGTACCTAGACCTGGTCTTAAATTAGATGGACTAGGTAATAGTATTGCACAGTTCGACCCACAAGGTAAGTCGATGGTTGCAAACGCATTCACTATCATCTGTTTTGGTGGTACTGCGTACAACGTCAGTAATGATGGATACACCCAGTTAGTTTCTGTATTCGCTATCTTCTGTCAAGATGGTATCTTCTGTCAGTCTGGTGGTTATGCATCTGTTACTAACTCAGCATCTAACTTTGGTACATACTCACTACGTGCTACTGGATTTAGAGCAGAACCATACTCATTTGATATTGGTGTTATTGATAGTATCACTAATGACGCTGATGGAAATGGAGTAGAAAATGGTAGACAGGTCATTCAGGTTTCTGGTACAACCTTAACTAACATCCCTGTTGAAGATTACATCATCAGAATTGGTGACACTAATCCTACAGACCCTGCTGTTGAGCATATCATTCTTGAAACTGAAGTTGTTTCTGGTGCTCCTGGTACTCAAGTTGTTGCCAAGATTACAACTAACAGGTCAATGGATTATACATTGACTGCTTCACCTAATACTAGGTACGACTATGCTAGTGGTAACCTATCTGGTCTTGTCGGTAAATCAATTCAGTTCCACAGACCATCTGTATGTAACTCATCATCACATACTTGGGAATTCTCAGGTTCAGGTAATACCTACGCTGCGTTACCACAGAACGGTGGTTTCGGTCTAGGTACTGCATACGAAGCATCAGAACAAGCATTCGGTCAGGTTTATACTTCAGGTACTAACGAGTTTGGTGACTTCAAGGTTGGTAATTTCGTTACTATCTTCAACAGAACTGGTAATATTAGTTTCGTTGGTACTGTTAGTATCTCTGAACTATCATCTATCAAGATTGTTGGTGGTGACATCACGGTTACAGGTTTCTCTGACGCTGATACTCTTGGTGGTGTATTCGCATCTGATAGTTTACTACCTACTCAGGCATCAGTTAAAGACTATATTTCAAATAATCTAGGACCATACCTCAACCAACCATATTCAACAAACGCAGTTCCATCTGCACTGGTTCAGTTAACATCTTCAGGTAAGATCAACATTGACCAGATACCTGCTTTACGTCCATTCAATATCACCTCTGTTACATCTGAAGCAGAAAGACTTGCAATTGAGAACGCACAAGCTGGTGACATTGCTATCCAAACAACTGCTACATCATTCAGTGTTGCACCTGCATCTATTAACACAGGTGCCGATACAATCACCATTGCTTCTCATGGAGCAAACACTGGTGATGGATTAACATACACACAAGGTACTACTGCAATCGGTGGTCTATCGACTAACACCAAGTACTTCGCTATTAAGGTTGATGACAATACTATTAAACTTGCAACTACCAAGTCTAATGCAACCAACAACCAAATTATAACTTTAAGCGGTCAAGGTACTGGTACTCATACATTCACAACTGATGGTGTTGCGGTTTCATACATCTTGGAGAATGACTTAGAAAGTCAGTTCTTAGCATTCCAACCAGACAGTAACTTCTCATTTAGTGTTGGAGCAATTGTACAAGGTAGTACAACTACTGCTCGTGGTACTGTTTCAGCATTCAACGATGGTCAAATATTTAACTTCGTCATCAGTGATGGTGGTGGAGATTACACTGGAGACTTTGCACTAACAATTGCTGCACCTGATGATGCAGGTGGTACACAGGCAGCTGCTACTGCTAACGTCACAAGTGGTATCGTAACCAAGGTTACTATCACTAACGCTGGTTCTGGATACTATACACAACCAACTGTTACTGCACCTAACTCACCAAGTAACAATAATGCAGTAATCGCTGCACAGATTGAAGGACGTGTAGCAATTAACATTGCAAACAATATTAAGTTTGACGCTTCTGACTTCTTACTAGATGGTGCAAACGCTAACCTAGGAACAGGTACATACAGTCAGACTGGTTCCACTATTACTGTTAGTGAGAGTGGGCATAACTTAGCAAACGGTGCACTAGCATACTTAGACTTTACAAGTGGTCAAGGTGCTGATGGTTTCTATGCTATCACTCTAGTTAACGCTAATGAATTTACAGTAACCTCTGCTACATCAACAAGTACTACTGGTAACGTTTCTAGGAAACGAATTATTGATCTTACTAGAGTAATTAATACATCTGGTAGTAACATTGCTAACTGGACACAGTTGACATCTACTAACATTGATGCTTCTAACATCGTTGCAGGTACTGTTGACCCAGAGAGACTAGCGAATAAAGGTATATCTAACTCCTTTACATTCTTACGTGGTGATAGTTCTTGGGAGTATGCACTACAATCAATTAGACCTAGCACACAAGATGCTGTGGTTATCGGTGGATCTGTAACTGATAGTTCTTACATTGATACTATTACAATTACAAATGGTGGTACAGGATATACCAACGGTACATATCAAAACTTACCACTACAAGGTGGTAACGTTAGCATCTCAGACGCAGGTGTTGCGAGAGCTACTTACATAGTTTCTGGTGGTGTTATTACATCCGCACAGGTTACTGACTCAGGAACAGGATATACTGCTGGATTTAGCGTAACAATTCCATCTGAGTTTGGTGGTGGTAATGGAGCAATACTTGCTGCTAACAAAGGAACAATCAACCGTGCCTTTGGTAACATTGAGATTGATATTAAAAAAGGTGATAACTTAACTCCAGCTGCATCTGTTTATGGTAACTACGGTGTATTCAGATTTAGAAAAGACATTGCTAACCAAGCAATTGGTAACCAAGATCAAGGTGGATTTATTATTGACAATGATGGTCAGGTTTCAATTGACCAAGGTCCAGGATCTGGACTTAACGCTGACTTACTAGATGGTAACGGTGGAGGTTTCTATACTAATGCAAGTAACCTAACTCAGGGTACTCTTGCTGCTGCAAGACTAGCAAATACCACATATGCAATATCCATATCTGGTACTGCTGACAAAGCAAACAGAATATTCAACGAGTCTGCATCACTAACTTCAAACCCTGCTCCTGCACAGGCATCAGACGGTGTTGGTGCTGCACTAAGAAATAATACTGCTACTGGTCTGAATGATGGTGGTACCACACACGGTATCATGACTTACAGAAGACAAGCAACTGGTACTGCTACAACTCAGCTTGGTTTCACTGATAATAATAACCTTTGGGTTAGAGGTAACAGTGGTGGTAATGCAGTATATGGTAACTGGTATAAGATGTGGTCAGGACTCAACGATGGTGCTGGCAGTGGATTGGATGCTGATAAATTAGATTCACATCAAGGTTTATGGTATCAGTCTGGTTATAACTTCGGTGCTTCTCAGGGTGGCATCAACAAACCTATGGGTGACATCTTCTTACCTGAGGTTCTTGGTGAAGACAAGATGGTATTTGAGAACTTCTATCTCAATGATAGTGGACTCAAGTATACATTATACGTTCCAGATTTCCATGTAAGCACAGGTACTGGTGGTAACGTCAACAATGGTGGTACATACACTATCTACTCTGACGTAGGTGCAACAAACAACATAGGTTCTATCGTAGTTGATGGAGCAGGTGTTCAGGAACTTACACACACTTCAGGTGAGATATACTCTCTCATAACTGGTACGATCGCATTTGTTGGTAACAATACCAACGCAAACATATATGTTGTAGGTCCTAACCCAGGTACTAAGTGGACTGTAACATCATCCAACTTGATCTCTAGTGGTTCTTCCACAGTGATCGGAATGCGTGATGCTGCTGCAGGTGCTAAGTTACAGGTTGGTAAAGCATCTGTTTCTACAACTCCAACTGTAGACTTCCGTTCTTCAGGACAAGCACCTGAGTACGATGTACAGTTCCTTATTTCTGGTGGTAATACCAACAACGGAAATGGTACTATAAGAATTAACACTGGTGATATTACCGTTAATGGTAACACCATGTGGCATGCAGGAAACGATGGTAGTTCCTCACAGCTAGACGCTCACTACGTAGATGGATTTACTCAATCAACATCTGCTAACGCAAACACACTTGCACGTAGAGATGCATCAGGACACTTAACAGTCAATGACTTAACAGGTGACCAAGGTATATTCCAGAACACTGGTGCTTCAATATTACAACTTGCTGATGGTAACGGTGTTAACTTAGGTAAGGCAACAACTAACGCTCTATCAATTCAAGGTAGAAACAGTGCTAGTGTTGGTTACATCCGCTTTGGTAATGACAGTAATAGTTTCGGTTACAATGGAACATATCTAAACTACAATAACGTTACCTTCCGTAGCGGTAGAGTAGGTATTGGTGATACAAATCCTGGCTCACCTCTTGAGATTGTTGCTGAGGGTAATGCTAGTTCTGCTACTGCATTTGCTGACTTTAGAGACGGTAGATCAGGATACGGTAGAATAACATTTGGTGCTGACGGATCATCTTCCTTCATGACCTTTACTGATACTGACAACGATATGGGTTGGCAGTTAGGTGCTGATGATAATGATCAGTCATGGTTTGCTATTAGAAACTTTGCTGATGCTAGTGGTGCATTATCAACATCATTCCAATCAAATGCTAAAGTAAATGCAGCGTTAGCAATTTACTCTGCAACTGGTAGAGTATTCATTAACAAAGGATCTGGTGTAAGCACTGGTAGTGGATCACAACTAATGGTTGGTGGTTCAGTTGAAGCTAGCAGTCAACTTAAATCTACTGTTGCAACTGGTACTGCACCAATCAGTGTTTCATCAACAACTGTATGTACTAACCTTAACGCAGATCTACTCGATGGTTATACTGCACTTAACCTTCCATACTTGGGTGCTAGTGTTAACACATGGTTGAATGATGATGGTGGACAACCAAGATTCTACTTTGGTAATAACTCTCACACATACTTTAGAACAGGTGACAACTACTACTGGAGATCTGACAATGATACCAGTATGGGTTCATGTGATGGTAACGGTGGTACATGGACATTCTACTCAGGTAGTGACCAAACACAGACATCTTACAGGGTAGAAGTCAGAGGACAGAACGGATTAAACATCGACAGTGACTCTGTTGGTTTATCAAGTGGTCAAAGATCTGTTGTACTTCGTGCTAACGGAGACAAGCAGTGGATCGACACATACGGTATTATTAAGAGAAACCGTAATAACATTTCGGAAAACATATCTATTAACAATGGGGACAACTGTCAAAGCATTGGTCCTATTACTATAAATAATGGATATACCATTACTATAAATAGCGGTGGATACTGGAGTATCAATTAACAAAAAGTAATTATGGCTGGCATTTTAAGGGTTGACCAAATCCAAAGTACAGGTGGAAGTAACGTTATAGACGTTTCTTCTGGCTCATTCAAACTCTGGAACGGAAGTTCATACGAGAGTTTCACTATTGAAGGTGCGTTGATTTCGATGAACGTATACACATCACAGAATGGTACATGGAACAGTAAGTCCACTTCTGGTTCTTCAGGAACATGGAGTAAACCTTCAGGTTGCAGTAATGTTCTCGTCTACTGCACAGGTGGTGGCGGTGGTGTTCGCTGTAATGACAACTCTTATCGTGGAGCTGGTGGTGGCGGTGGTGCTACTGCTATCAAATATATTGATGTTTCTAACGTAGGTTCAGTCGGATATACTTATGGTGGTGGCGGTGGATACGCCCGTAACGGAGGTAGAGGAGGTACAGGTGGTACTTCATCCTTCGGTTCATACTGCACAGCAGGTGGTGGACAAGGTGGTCAAACCGATAACCCATATCAGGGAGGTCCTGGTGGATCAGCATCTGGTGGTGATATTAATGTACCTGGCGGTGGTGGTGAGATGTCTCACGGTCACAACAGAGAAGGTGGTGGTGGATCATCATTCTGGCACAAGGCAGGATCTTCACACCATTATGCCAACAACCAAGAAGAGATTACTCATGGTCAGTGGGGATCTGGTGGAGGATATGGTTATTATTCTCAAAACAGTTATGCACACAACAACGGTAACGGTGGTGCAGGCGTAGTTATCGTATTCAATTACACATAAAGATTATGAGTTTCGCATTAGTAGACAGAGCATCTAACCAAACTATACAGTTTGTGGTAGAAGAAGAAGAGTGCTTTGAATGTCACGAAGATTTTAAATGGGTAGACATCCCTGACGATTGGGTCATGGAAGAAGGTACTAACCCTCCTGACTTTAAATGGAATCCTGATACCCAGAAAGTCGAACGTGCTGTGCCGACACCTCTTGGTTGGGAACAGAAAAGAATGTTTGCCTTTGAAGATATGACGGTTGAGCAGCAGTTAGGAAACCTCTTTGATGATATTGAAGCAGGTGTCTTTGGAGATATACAAGGTAAGAGTAAATTCTATACAGCAATAAAAAATATTAAGGAAGCTTATCCTAAGGACTAAATCATGTCTCAGTTAAATTCTGGAACCGCACAAGTAAATACTCTAACTACTTCGGGGAGCACAATCTCTATCCCGAAGAATATTAGTGTCACTGGTGATATAAACTTCACTGGTACTTTGTTGCAGAACGGAGTTGCTTTTGAAACACTACCCACTCAAAGTCCTAAGACTGCGGGTGGTATTTTAATGTCTGATGGTGAGAATGCTTTCTGGGGAACCACTCTTGCTGCGGAAGGCGATGTAGGTGGTAACAATAACTTTGGTTACTACAACTCATCTCCCTCTACAACAACTGGTGCAGGTGGACAGAACCCTACAGTTTCTTCAGGTGATTACCTTCCTTACTCAGGAACAGGTAGTTGGTATGACTACAACGGTTCGCAGTATAATATAACAGTCGGTTCAAGTTTTAGATATAGAAGTATATTCACACACTCGTTCTTAGTTGGTGGTTACAGAGGATCAAACCCATGGAGATCAGTTAACCAATGCTACAACGCAACAGATATTACAATCTCTCGTGGTGACCAGTTAGACCGAGCAGCATCATATGTTGACGGAAACTTTGGTGACTTCAACGGATATGTCTATGGTACTGTAAACTCCTACGGTGGTAGTGGTGCTTCAGTATCTAGTGTCAACCTACACACAGGAACTAACAGAACATTCGGTCCTAACGGAACACCTGGCCACAGTGATGCATACAACACTACTCCAGATAGTATCGGTGCTTCAATGGATACTTGGGATGGTACTGATGACCCAGGTTCTGCATCAGGACAAACAACACAGAGAGGATACACCTCAGGTGGTGGTCCTGGATCTATTCAGAGAATGAACTTTATCACTGAGATGTGTACTCGTCTTGGTAATGGTTTCAGTAACTCAGGTGCTACTGGATCCGAAGGACAGTATAGATGCCATCTATTTGGTGACACAGGTAACTCAAGATATGTAGAATTTAGTAACGAGTCCGTTAACTCATACTCCTTAAGTGGATGGGGTGGTAACGGATGGAAGAAGAACTTGTCAACTAAGTGGGGTTTCTGCTATCATGGTAACAGTAACAATGTTACACTACCATGGCTCAAATTTAACGATACCAATAATACATCTATTGGTGGTGCATTTAACCAAGCAGATATTTCATCTGGTGAAGAGAATATGGCAATGGGTCAAGATTGGGGTTATTGTTTAGGTAACTATGCTTCTGGTACAGGTAACTATCAGAACAATAGAACATGGAAACGTTACCATGCAACTGATGCTGATGTAGTATTAGGATTTAAAGCAGAACCTAAGGGTCACCAAGGACAGTCCTCTGGATGTTGTTTCACTGGTGCGTTCTCAGTAACAGGATTGAGGTATCAGTAATGAGCGAACAAAACACAGGAGATGCAAGAAAGATGTTTTTTAACACAGACCTTGCATCAAAGATAAAGCAAGATCAACAGGATGTAACTATTGAAAACCTTAAGGCAGAAATCACTGCCATGAAGAATAGGATTACTGCTCTAGAAAATGCCTGATAACAAACTCTACATAGAAGAAAAACTTTTTGATGTTGAATGGAAGAAAAGAATTCCATCCGATCTTATTGAGGATGAGGATTTCCTACGTCCAAAATACGAACCGCAGCATCCACTAGAACTTGAGACTAAGAAGTTTATAAAAGATAAAGAACGTATCAAGGAAGGTTTCATCTATATGATGATCCACGAAGATGCTCTTAGAACTGCTGGTATCAAACCACACGAGACATCATACTTTACGTTGTTCAATTTTTATAACGTCTCAACCATCAAGATGAACAAACTTGTGTTCGAGACTGTAAAGTCTACCTTCAGAAGGTACGTTGAACTTGATGAAAAAGAATTCACTACTGGAGTTAAGTTCCAAGGTGAGATACGCTCACACTTCAAAGACTATGAAGCTGTGATGCAAGATGATGGATCCTTAGACTATGAGAAGGTAAAGAAAAAGACTGTACCTGAACATATAAATCTTGCTGTACAGTTCATGAAGAAGCAAGCAATCTTAGTTATTGAACATGAGTTTGATCTTAGGTTCAAGAACTTTAAGAACTGCTGTGACGTAGAGTCTGAGAGTTGGGTATACCAACTTGAAGAAGCAAGAAAATACAAGGAGAGTGAGGAAGCTAAAACTCCTTTCCTAGATATATTATGCATGACAAGAGGTATGCAGAAGGCAGAACTTGTAAAAAGGGTTCTCAAAAACCATGATAAATACCTTATAGATTACGCCTCATTATTAGGCAAATATCATGCGATACGTTCCCAGTTTAGAAACTGTGAAAATATGTGGGATATGAACATCTTGTACGAAGACTACTTGAATGTTGGTATGCCAATCAAGCAAGGTCAGAAACTTGGCCGAATTGATGAAAATGAAAAGCGACTTGATGGAGATTTAGCATATGGCACTTTCGGATTCTGATGCACTCTGTAGGCAAAACCTAGAAGGAAATAAAAAGACTTGGGTTGAAGCTGCTTACAAATTAGAAGGCGGTCAGTCGAAATACCAAAACCAGAATTTTGTAGTTGGTTCACAAATAACACCATATAAGAAAGTGCAGCAAGCACTTCTCGAACTCCAGACGAGGGATAATACTCGTGTGGAAGTGGAGTATAGTCTTAAGAAAAACGAGATCAATAGACGGATGTTGTTGAGAGACTTGAATGCAACTGAAGATGACCTTGAACAAGAACTGATACAACTAGAAATAGATAAGTCAGATTATGACAGATCTCTATTCGTAGAGAAACTAAAGACAGTCAACAAAGAAATGGATGTCTTTATAGCAGAACTTGAAGAGAATGTAGATAGATCAAAAGGTATAGAGTACTATCTTGTTACCAATGAGGAAGAAGATAGGAAGTACTGGCAGAGTAGAATGGCAAAACAGGCTGCATGTGATATAATTGCATTTGGTCGTCTTGGTGCAGGTAACATGGATTCAATTATGAATCTACCTGAGCAAGATCAAGTCAACATCCTATCTGGTGCAGTACATCATTCTGCACTGATAGGTGCAGGTGTCCAACACATGACACAGCAAATGGAGGGTACCTGCAATGGTCTCCTCAATGGTGATAAGTTCTCACCACCACAAATTAATGGTTCGGAATTAACTGACCGCCTCCCAGAGGTGCCCACATTACCTGAAGTGAAACATGAAATCCCCAAAGAGAATATCCGTCTTCAGTCTTCCAATTAATCCTAAGATTGATTCCAAGTATGCAGACACGGTTTTTGTACCTTGGTTGAAGACATATAAAGATTATATTAGCGACTTATATTTTACCTGTCGTATGCCACCATTCACCCAAGACTCAATGGGTGATGTATTTCAAGGTGATGTAAGGCAATTGTATTATAATGCGAAAGCAATATCAGAAGATGCTGGTGACATACCACTGTCTGCTACATTCAATAACATATACATTAGACCAGACCTAGAAAATCTAGACCTGTTCGTAAAGAACTTTGGTCAGTTGTATGATCAAGGTATCAAGATTGCAACCATACCACACACCAGTTGGGTTAGCACTGGTATATTACAGAAAGAATTTCCAGAACTAAAGAT